ATTTGACTAAATTGGGGTTTACCGCAACACAAGCAACCGATCTATTGATCATGTTGAATTTGTCAACTAAATCGGATATCGTTGATTGGATGTCCGCCGTGGGCAAGGATGATGTAGAGTACGGCATTCAATTGATGCACACCGCGGTTGAACTGCAAGTGTGTGAGGCAATTGATAGCCAAGTCGATAATATGAAGAAATTTAAAGAAGCAATGTTTGTTATTAATGGAGTAAAATAATGGGACTAGATCAGTACGCTTATGTTGCCGCAAAAGCTCAAGCTCAAGAAGATTACTACGAAGAACGGTATACTAATAATAATGACGAGGCCAAGGCACCACGTGAAATTGCATATTGGCGCAAACATCCTAATTTGCAAGGGTGGATGCAGAACCTTTGGCTTAAGAAATTAAACATTCCAGCCAATGCCAGTGATCAGGTTATCGAAAGTAAAGTTGCCGGAGGATTTAACGGTGTCGAAGTTGAATTAACCTGGGAAGATCTCGACAACCTTGAAAAAGACATTAAAACAGGAGCAATGGCCCAACTAGGCACTAAAGGATTTTTCTTTGGTGATGCCAGTGATGATCACTACCGCGAAGACGATCTTGCATTTGTTAAGCAAGCCAAAGCAGAGCTATTCTGCGGCTTGAGAGTGTTTTACAATTCCAGCTGGTAACATTTTTTAACCATGATTCAATTAACTAAGGAGAAACTTATGAATCAAACCGCCCTTGACTTTGCTAATCAAGCAGTCTTTCAATTGCAAATGAATACGCAAGATGCTATTCGTTATGTGGTGCGACACGCAAGTGTAGACCCAAAAACTGCTGGGCAGGCTCTTAAACAGGTAATGGTCGGTTATAAGTCGTGACCACAACGGTAATACCAGGCGTGGTTGCATCTTGGGTGTTGGGTACTTGCTGGCCGCTAGCGCCGTGTCAGGCACCCGATCCGCAACCAGCTGCCCAGGTATACGTTCAGTCATACAGAACCGCCGACCCAAATAATCCTGCATTATTGGAACAACGGTATCAACAGATACAAAATATCGGATTAAGCTGTCAACAAAAACAATTGATCGAAAACTACTTGGAACAACAAGTAAGCTCGATTCCGGTTAATCCTGAAACATTGACAGCACAGCAACGAAGAATTAACAGTGCCGCAAGGTCAAAGATATGGCAACTAAGAACCTACTGCCCTTGATGCTTTTGTGTTGCTGGTTAAATAGTCATTCGCAAAGCCTTAAGCCGCGAAGTGAGTGTTTATATGAGCAAGAAATCGTTGTCAACGACGGCAATTCTACTACTGTTCGACAAAAAGAAAAATGTGTAGAAGAACCCGAAGTAAATGTTTCCAAACTTCAAATCGGAAACATTGTTCGTGGAAATCAGCTTTTAATTCATCCTGTAATTAAAAGTGATTTCGTTTATAAGCAAACAAAGTGTAGGTGGTTTGCACAAGCAGATACCGCACAAAAAGATTTGGTACAATATCAAGGCATTGCCTGTGAAATTCAACCAAATGTGTGGCGTATAATTGACAAATTTTAAATTCAGTTATATACTACAGTTATTAACCAACTCTTGGAGTTATTGAAATGAAAACGAAGTTACTGACAGTTTCTTTGGTAATCGCATCACTGTTTGGATGTGCATCTAATAAACAATTCAGCGAAGACACATACGGTCAAAGAGCTAAACAGCAAGCCGGTATTTCGGCCGAAGAAGTTAAACGCACAGTAGATGAATCGCCAGACTGGATGAAAAAGTTGCCTACTAGCACCAATGCAGTATATGCTAATGGTACGGCTCTGAGCAATGATTATGAGATGGCCGTCAATAAAGCAAAGCTACACGCATTGGGTAAAATTTGTATGACTGCCGGCGGTAGTGTAGATCGACGCAGTCGTACATTTCAATCAGACTCCGACGATGTGACTACATCAAATAGCGAAAATGCAATTCAGGCAAATTGCAAAGGTGTTGACGTTACTGGGGCGGAACCAGTAGATCAAAAGATCATTCCTACTGGTAATAGATTTCGAGCATACGTGCTGATGGCTTTGCCGATCGGATCAGCCAACGAACTTAAACGAGAAAATCGACAACACGAGCTACAGATCAAATCGTTAGAACGTAGCAAAGAAGTATTCCAGGAAATGAAAAACCCTGCAACACCAGTCTCTGGTAGCGAAATTAAAGAAACCGTTTTAGCAGATTATTCCCGATCCCCGGATGCAGAAACTGCAAAAACTGAAGCAATTAAAACAGCTACAGAACGGGCAAAAGCAGAAAAATCCCAAGTAATTCAGCTGAGTACTACAATTCGATAATAAACAATATATATTAAAACGCTCCCTACTAGTTAAATACTTTTAGGGAGTTTTTTATGGCGAGGCCCAATCCGATTCGAGTTATAATGTCTACCCCACTACCGGGCATAACTTATCAGCGTCGAAAACAGTTTCGCCCGACTCAGTCTGACGTAATATACGCATATAATATCATAAACAAATATATATTTGAAAATCAGTTAAAACGTCCAGAAATTAAATTAGGTATTATTAAAAAAGCCTGGGGTATATGTTCTTGGGAACAGGAACAACAACCATCGGGATCTTACTGTTATATTAGGTTAATGGACAAGTGGTTTTGTGTTCAGTGGTTTTTACAAACGTTGGCACATGAAATGGTTCATCAATATCAGTGGGATATTTACCGTTGGGATCACTTAATACAGCAGGGCCGCCCTATGTACGACCTGTCGGGCGCACACGGACCTAGTTTTTATGCTTGGCGAGATAAATTTGCAGAATATGATATGAACCTAAAAGTTCATTGGAGTCAACGTAAGTGGTTTAAATACCAAGACTTCACTAAAGCCTAATAATGTATTCAACATTAAGCATCAAGTATGCTGACCCCGATAATCTAATAGATACCGTTATACTAGATTTTGAACTGTTAAAAAATCCTGGAGTGTCTCTATGGATCGAACGGTTTTTAGAGGCGCAAACGTATCCCATCGACGATCCAAGAAGATTTTATGGATTTGGCCCGCTTGTGGAACAACAACGCCATGCAGTTGAAACCATCAATTATCACGTTGATACCATTAATAATTTTAAATCGATTATTGATCGAAAACTCACTACCGTTGATGATCAAGATACCTTGAACTATTTACATTGGTGTTTTGAAACATATCACGGACATTTGGATCAGCAACAAACCAGCTTATTTTCGACGGCACCAGATAATGTAAAATTCAGCTTGGCAGAGTTAAATGTTGCGGTACATAGATGCGAAAGTGTTGCACGAGGAGCCAAACCTAGACAGGTTATAACATATTATGGTTTGCCTAAAACAGTAAAATTTGAAATAGAACATTATCAATATTTTACAGATATAACTGAATTTGGAACTGCATATGTCAATTATGCAGAAATAGGCAAAACCTTAGAAGATTTGGCCAGAGATAATGACACATATATTACGGATCAAGCATTTAAACCGTTTAGGTTTTGTAGTGCAGATTTTAATATTGCATTTTATAGTAGTAATATAAATGAAGTTCAGAATCTGAGAAATAAGGTTAAAGAATTTTATTATAGTAAAGAAGACTTTTTTAAAAATAAAGGATTTACCCTGGATCACCCGTTTTTGACACCGGGGAAGTTTCCAATTGCAAAAATCAAGTCTAGTCTGTCAGAATCACAGATACTCGATTTAATCAACGGGCATCAATTTTTAATGTCAGTTTCTATCAGCTAAATACTTTTTTAGAGGTTTTCGATGAAACAAATATTTTTATCAATTATATTCTTATTCTCAAGTTTAAATTCTTTTGCTTGGAATCAAACCGCACCTTTACCTGTGGAAAAGTGTCAGGTCCACGCACCATATGGTTTCCCTCAAAGTTCAAGACAGTTAACTCCTGTTTGTCGTAGAGCGTATCTTGTGGGATATGATGCAGCAGTAAAAGTACCACAATATGTTATGTGGACTTTAATTCCTAAAAATGCATTGGGATGTGTAGCTCGTTCCAATGCATTTGCTACAGATCAAAGTGTCAAGGGAGGAGCTACACCTGCAGATTATGCCGGTACAGGATATGATAAAGGTCATATGGCCCCTGATGGTGATCAATCCTGGGATCAACAAGTAGAATTCGAAAGTTTCTTAATGACCAATATGGCTCCGCAAGCAGGTTCATTGAACCGCGGTATTTGGAAGTTATTGGAAACTAGTGTAAGAGGGTGGGCAGTACAGGTAGGTCATAACTTTACCATTGTCAGCGGTGCAGTATACAGCCAAGGGGACAAAACAATTGGTGCTGGCGTCATTGTGCCCCACGCTTTTTATAAGATTGTAATCGATGAAAATTCCGGTCAAGTTGCCGCTTGGTGGTTCCCACACGTTGCTCCGTATCCTAACTTGGGCAATGATTTAACTAAATTCCGTATCACTATTGCACAGTTAGAGCAACAAGCAGGAGTACAATATAAATTCCCGGCAAACGCACAAGAATTACAACCAGGTCGCGAATGGCCTGTGGATTTTGGAGCATTAACTAATGCTAAACGACAACTTTGCGGCGCTAACGCCAGCGCAGACTGATTCTGGTCCTCGAGAAGATCCTTACCCCGTTTATCCTGAACAAGAAGGGGAATGGGATCTTCCTGTAAACCCATATGCACCAGGTTAATTAACTAAGGTTAGTTAACCTTTTTCTTTTTTAATCATAATAAATACATTAATTGAGTATACTTTATGCGATTTAACGATATAAAAACAATAGAAGAATCAGAATTATTTGAAGTCAATATGAGTCCCGGCAACTTGCAAAAGTTGGCTAATCAAATTGATGCACGTGCAGGTATGGAATTTGAAATGGTGGTGCCTGGTATTACTACTGATACGGAGCCAGAACCCGATTATGATTATGACGAACCTGCTACAAGTTGGGGAGTAATTGAAGAATTCTTCGATCAGGACATGAATAGTACCCGTGAAGTTCGTAATCTAATAGCAAATATGCAAGAAGAATTTTATTCGTGGGCCAATGAAGAATTAGAGGACAAGTGGAATAATAACGTAGTTGACCAAGTATACGAATGGGCTGTTAATAATGTCAGCGACGATGAGGTACGCAGCGAACTAAATTTAGATGACGATCACGAAATCACTAAGGATGATTGGGGTGCATATACTGATCAGTGTATAGAGTCAACCAACAATACATATGAGGAAGCAAGAGAAGAATTTCTTGAAGACGAGCGAAATCGATTAGATGAATACGATTGGTTACGTCGCAACTATCCCCATATGAGTGATATTGCAAACTCTTTTAGTATTACCTGGCCAATTTGGTCTTCGGGCGGCGGCGATGCCGATATAGAAGGAATAGCAGACGAATTTGAAAATGCCATTGGAAAACCTGTACATTGGAGCACTAACTATCACGGCGCTGAACGCAGCGAAGATGCATATAGTGTTGAACCCGATGGAAGTATCAATACCGACGACGATGACGAGGCCGGTATCGAATTTATTAGTCCCCCGATGTCAGTCAGTGAAATGTTTGATGATTTAGGTCTCATACGCACGTGGGCAAAAAGACGTGGGTGTTACACAAATACGTCGACAGGGTTACATATGAATGTCAGTGTACCATCTTGGTCCGGGAATTTAGAAAAATTAGATTATGTCAAATTAGCATTATTGTTAGGCGACGAATATGTATTGAAACAATTTGGTCGTCTCGGTAATACATACACAGCTAGCGCCATGGAAAAACTTCGTCGACAAGTAACAGACAATCCCGAAAACGTAGTGGCATTGTTAAAACAAATGAAAACTCATTTGGCTGATGCTGCTACTAAAATTATTCATTCTGGCGTTACTAGCAAGTATACCAGTATTAACGTTAAAGACGGTTACATAGAATTTAGAAGTCCGGGTGGCAATTGGTTAGCAGATTTGCAACATGATCCTGTTAAGATTAAAAATACATTATTAAGATTTGTGGTTGCACTCGATGCGGCAGTCGATCCAGTAAAATATCGTGAAGAATATTTAAAAAAATTATACAAACTACTAGGTGCTAAAACCGATGGTAGTAAAGATACTATCGGATTTTTTGCCGACTATGTGGCAGGTAAAATGCCCCGAGTCGCACTAAAAAGTTTTATTAAACAAGCACAGTTAGAGCGTAACATCAAAGCAGGTAAGACCGGTGGCCAAGCAGATTATTGGTGGGAAGTATGGCGTGATGGTGAAGGCGCCAGTAATGGTCCTGGCGTCGAAGTTGTTGCTAAAACTAAAGAAGAAGCATTGGCTAAAGCAGCTACCGAATTTGGTTTAGATAGTCCAAAACATATGCCTGCGGCCACTGCTAGACCTATTCGTCCATATAGTACTGCACCTGTTACGGCCACAGCAGGCGAACCACGTCCAGGCGGCCGACCAGGCAGTATACAATACGAATTATACAATAGGCAAACCGATACAGCATATAGAACATTCTGGGCCGCCGATGATCAAATGGCCTTAGAAATTGGCAACAGGTATAGAGATTCAATGGCGGCTAGTGCCGGAATTGCCAGAAGTCAACTTGGTCTTCGTCGTGTTGCCGGTCAGCAGGTACCGACCGACTTGTCCCCACAAGCACCGACAGGTGATCAAAACACCAGCGACCGAATCACAGGCAATTGGTTAATAAAAGATTCTAATACAGGACAAATTCTACATCGTTTCGGCGGGGTTTACAACGTACAAGCAGCTGGTAATTTAGCTGTGCAATGGTTGAGAGAACGTGGCACCGAGGATGCTGATATGAGCGAAATCGAAGTAGTCCCCGATCAAGGAAGACCGCAACAGCCAAACGCACAACGCGAACTAAGAGGCTGGAAGATTGTATTACCCGATGGCAGAGAAGTCCACCAGTTCGCTGGCATAGGCAACAACCAAGGCGACGCCAACAGAATTGCTTCTGAATGGTTGAGAAACAACGGATACGGTGTGAGTGGCGAAGGCTACGAAGTTGTTCCGGTCTGGGGATAATATGAGATATAGTGAAATTATTGCAGAAGATCTCAGACAAGTCTTAAATTACGCTACACAACAACATCAAGGACAGACTCGGTCCGGAGGTGCTCCATACATTACACATCCGGTAAGAGTGGCACAGCTTGTTAAACAATATAAACAAAGTCACAACATTGATGCATTGATCGCGGCCGCTTATCTGCACGATACCATTGAGGATACTGATACAACGCACGAAGCATTACACGATTTGTTTGGCGGATTAGTCGCTAGTTTGGTCCAAGAACTTACTAGCGATGTTGAGGAAATTAAACGAATCGGCAAGAAAGACTATCTTGCCAAGAAGATGGCACACGACCTGACCAGCTACGCTCTTGTAATTAAATTAGCTGATAGACTGGATAATGTAGCAGATATTGCTACTGCTAAAAGCCCTGCGTGGCGTGCCAAATATAAAGCAGAAACTGAGCACATAATGGATTATTTAGAGCAGAATCGTGTATTATCTGGAACGCATAAGAAATTAATTTCATTAATTAGAGCAAAGTTGAGCGAAGTACAGAGTTAATAAAATGTTTTTGCACGAATTATACAACAAAGATAATATATATTCGACGCCCGAGCTAGATGAAGGGTGGAAGGACTGGGTAGCAGGTGCCGCATTGGGTGCATCTGCATTAGGTGCACACGCTATACCACACAGTATTAGCCATCAAACTCCGCAAGCAAAAATGCAAAAAGCAGAACCCATTGCAAATAAAATCACGCCCGAGCAAAGTCGTGCAGGTGCAAGTCCTGAAGAATTAAAAGCATACGTAGAAAAAATGGCCAACAAGTATTTGCCAGCGAATCAAGTGGCACTCTTTATTGGTCAAGTCGCACATGAGACTGCTAACTTCACTAGTATGATTGAAAAAAATCCCGAGAAGAATTTAAAACATTACGCCAAAGCATCTAATCCATTGGGCAATAAAGGTATGGAAGATGCTGAAAAATATATTGGTCGTGGATTTTTACAAATTACTGGAAAATATAATTATAAACATTTCGGGGATAAAATTCGTCCGGGCCTGGGCGATGAACTATTAAAGAACCCTAACCTGGCCATGCGTAAAGATGTTGCTATAGCATTGGCGGTGGTTTTTTGGAGAGAACGTGTTGCACCAAAAATATCTGCCGGCGCTGGCCATAAAGAAATTTCAACAGCAATCAATGGTAAAAAACCCAAAGGGTTAGACAGTCGAGAACGTTTGGTAAAAGTAGCTGCTGCAAATCAACAACGTACTACTGGTAAAACTTAATCCTGGAGGAATCACGGTGAAGATGGTATACATACACGGCGCAACTGCGAGCCATAATAGCTTTGCATATATAGAACAAAATATTACAGAATACGAATATTTTCACATTGACTATCCAAAAGAATTGCCTGCCGAAGAAAATTTAAAAAATATCACCTCAGCAATTAAAAAGAATATAAACGAACCATTCTTTATAGTCAGTCACAGTTTGGGTGGCATTTATAGTTTATATCTATTAGAACAATTTAAGAAAAAGGTGGTGGGTGTAGTAAGTTTGGCAACACCATTCGGGGGATCCGAATCCGCAATATTAGGAAAGATTAGTTTTCCTTCATATCAAGTCTTTCGTGACGTTACTAGCTTTAGTCCTTTTATACGTAATAGTTTACAAATTCCTGTGACTGTGCCTTGGTTACAAGTCGTAACTACATTGGGAGAAGTTCCTTGGATGTTAAGCCCAAATGATGGTGTGGTTACTCGCAAATCAATGATGTCAAGGACCGATGTGGAATATATTGATATAGAATCCAATCATTATGAAATAGTGCTGGCTAATCGAACGGTAAACATAATCAAAAATCGAATAAATCAAATTCAACCCAAAAGTTAATTGACAAAAAAACTTGTTCAGTTTATAATATGGGTATGAAAAAACTTGGATTATTGTTGATATTTGTCTCGGCGATCAGCGATGCACAAATGATCGTGTACCAACAAGTGGAGAGAGTCAGTCCGTATCCATTTCCTGTTTATAACACTTCTTATAATGCCGATTACTATGCGGCACAAAAGTACGGCAGTCGATTTACCAGCCTGAATCAAGTGCCGTTGCAACAAAAACCCGTTGATATTATTAGAGAATATCGCCCAGTTATAATCCCCACAGCATCCGCTGATTCAAATTTACCGGGGCAAACAGCCGATGATGTTGTAAAAATGCAACAGTTAACAAAGTAGTACTTTAGTATTACTTTTTTGGTTTGACTCAAAATACCGTCGATGTTACAATATAGTTTGTATTGATAACAAAGGTGTAGGGAGTTGATAAATGTCGTATGCTGATAAAGCAAATGATTTTTACAATCAAAAAGAAAGTCATTTTGTCTCGTTGAGAGAACGTTTAGCAGAGAGTCTCGGAGATGTGTTCGAACCTCTATTAGATCGCATTGTTGCTGAATTTAAGCGTCGACATAAGCATTGGAAAAAATTTTCCGATTTAGGTTTATGTAAGGCCATACAAGTGCCCATGGATCGAATTCTTATCGACACCACGATGCAACGACAAGTCAATTTGAACCATATTCTTAATATTATTAATAGTTTTAAAGAAACTATGATAATGGCTATTCAAGTATATGAAGATCCGGATCGACCTGGATATTATATTGCGTGGGATGGGCAGCACACCGCCATTGTATTATATATATTGGCCACAAAAATATTCGGAGAAAGAATTGCAGAACTAATGGTGCCTGTGGTCATATATCCAGTTAAGATGAAGTCAGAAATTCGACGTAACTTTATTTTATTGAACGGCGAAGCTAAAGAGCCATTAGATTTTGTTGATATGTATCGACAAATGGTTTGCGGTGTACGATCAGACGGCGCCGACGATCCGTTGTGGGTCGCTACAGAACTTAAGCAAACTTATCTTGAGGGCGCGGGCATCTTTGTAACACACGAAAAATTCGGCGACGAAAATAAAGACGGGGCATTTACTTTGCTGGCTGACACCATAATGAGCAAGAGTGAAAAAACTCTTAAAGATCCCGAAGTTACTAGAATGTTTGCGGAATATTGGGTTTTAATTAATCAATCTCGTGCAGTTGATCCTAAGGAAGCTCGTCAATTATATGAGTTCTTCGATGCGGCATTTAAAGCCAACATTGTAGTAGATTCTGCTTATTTGCAAGAGTTTGCACAGTTTACATTGGATTACTTTGAAGCAGATTTTAGTGCTCGCGGCCCGTTTTGGAGTAAGTGCAAGATGGTCTACGACTCTTGGTATAGAGAAGCCAATAAACACAATCCCGATGCAGAGCGCGACGAAGATGGTGAAATTAAAGTTCGCGGATTCACCAAGGAGTGGAAATGCGGCGGGCCATTCCTGCTGGCCAACTTACGCAAGCATACAAAACTCAAAGTTCCTGCGGCAGACAACGATAGTGATTTTGTTCCTAATAAAGCAGATTTGTGGTAAGCAAAATGTCTAAGTTGCTTGACCCGACAAAAGATAAACTGAAAAGTTTTAGTTTACTAAAACAACAGTTGCGATATACTCCGGTTTGTAGGTTAGAAGATTGCAATCAACCATTAACTGACTATGAGGGCCCGGGCAGTGATAGTTATTGCCGAGAACATCAATTGTTAATGGTTGAATATGGAGAAGGTATGGGCAAGGCAGATCGTCCACATACTTTCTATCGAGGTTGGATATGTGTTAAATGTAAGTACGATCCCAGAAAAGATTCACAATTCGACGACATTGAAGATCCGTTCCATAAACTTCGTTGTATGCGAGGTGTAATGCACGGGGACCATTTAATTCGAAAATCCGATGGAGGTAGTGATACCGCTGACAACATTCAGACCCTTTGTTGCCGTTGTCATATGATTAACACGTATAAAGAAAAAGACTACCTTAAAGGCAATGCATTACCGGAATCGGTTGACGATTGACAAAAATTTGCTACAATTATACATTGTAATTTTTCAAGGCTTTCGATTCAGTGATTAACAAGATCAATAATTTTTGGGGCATTGAGCCAGAACATCAAACCAGTGAGATATTTACCGGTTATGAATCGCTATATTCGCAATTTGATCAATTTACAAAAGAAGTCTATGCTAAAGATCCTGAAGGCACAATAGAGAAAGTATTTAACTTATATCGTAGTGTCAATTTGGTACCCATCAAATATTACACAGAAGCAGGTTTAATTGATGCTATAAGTGAATTTAGACACGCAAGTTATAATGGGGTCGACCGGCAGCGCATTGGCTTGGGCAATAATGCAGGACAGAGCATTAATAGATTCATCTTTACAAATATGATGACCGCCGAACCTAAAGGTCGTGGTTCGAATAGTCTGCGTGACAGATTTTATAACGACACAAAATTAAAACGTGCTATCCGTATCTGCTTCGAATTTCGAGAAGGCCTTCAATTGGTTTATCCCACTGCAATGCGTCGTGCACTAGAATTAGTCACTGGCGAAAATATCACCAACTTTAAAGCACAGAACGCCAGGGCTATTGTAGATCAGTTATGTACTACATTTTTTGGTCGTGTCTACGACTATAGTTGTGGGTATGGGGGACGGCTATTAGGTACGAGTGTTAGCAATATGAACGTTAGTTATATCGGGGTTGATCCCAACACCGAAACATACGAATACTTACAATATCTCGACAGGTTAATTGGCAATGGGAGAAATGAAATATACCAAAAGACCAGCCAAGAATTTGAACCCGAGGACATCGACTTGGCTTTTTCAAGCCCCCCTTACTTCAATTTGGAAAAGTACAGTAACGAGCCCACACAGTGTATGGTTCAGTTTGGTACCTTGGATGATTGGTTCGACGGATATGTTGTGCCCACTATGCAGAATATTTACCGGGGATTGAACTCCGACGGTGTGTTTGCTACAAACATCGCAGATTATAAAACAGTTAAAGAAGAATTTAAGGTGGTAGATCGTTGGATTGAAACAGCCGAACAACTGGGGTTTAAACATACAGGCATTATCAAAATGATGCTGAATACACGACCCGGGGTAGGCAATGATAAACTTGCGGGAAGGGAAAAATGGGAAGGCGTTTACCTCTTTAAAAAGTAATACTATAGTATTACCTTTGGAAAGTTGACAATAAATCGGTTTGGGACTATAATACTTGTATTGATTGATTAACGGAGCAAACAAAATGGATCAACTTTCTAATCGTAGTTATGCTATGTATACTGGATTCGGTGACGATGCAGTTGATGCTATCGTGCGTAGTGCTAAAGTTCTCAAAATGGATTGGCCCCAAGTTCTCCAAGAACTCCGTAGTTTGGCTGATCGTTTCCCCGAAGACTTTGGTGAGGCTACTGACACCGCAGTCCGTGAGTGTGTTTATGATGCCCTCGGTTTTGACACCCCGTTCTACATTTGACAATAAATCGGTTTGGGCATATAATACTGGTATCAAATGAAAAAGACAGAAAGTACAAATCATTTTTTTAAGAAAAGGGTTAATATGGGCTCAATGAGTGATGTTGCAATTGACATTGAAGAAATGCTAGATGAGGGATATCGCCCAATTACCATTTCTGCTTTGTTAAATGTCCCGGTAACATGGGTATATGATGTTGCAGAACTACAACAAACAGAAAGTAATACTGAAGTATACAATCCGTATAACACAGTAAATTCCTAAAAACGGGCGACAATAAATCCCAAATTTGTTATAATAGTGGCATACAGTAACAAAAAGGATGCCGATGCCCTACACATTGATTACCAAAAACGGAAAAATTATGCAGTTTTTTATTAAAGAAACCGCAGAACTGTATCAAGTAATTAATGGAGGTGTTGTTTTTACACAACAAATTCTAGTAGATGACAATTCCGAAATCACTACAGGAGAAATGGAATGATGAACGAACGAATTAAAGAACTTGCTCTACAGGCTGAAGAATATGCGTTAAGGGAATGTGACAACAATGGTCACTTTCATCAAATATACAGAGAAAAGTTCGCCGAGTTGATTGTTCGGGAATGTGCTCAATTACTATTTGCCGAATCAGAACGACTTTACTCATATTCCAGTGAATGTGACATTATGCGTGATAGTGATGAAGCCGAATTGTGTGCTGAAAAATGTATGGACAATATCAAAATGATTGAAGAACATTTTTACGGAGTTGGAGAATGAACGAACAACTTGAAAAACTTGCTACACAGGCCAATGATCAAACTGGCAACCAGTTTGATTCAAGCTTCATGCCGATGTATGCCCACACACCGATGGATGCGTTTCTTAAAAAGTTTGCTGAATTGATCGTGGCTGAATGTATGGACGCTGTGAAAACTACCGCAGTCGGCTACACTAAGCATACCACTGATGATGCTGAAACACTTGAAATCCGTGTTGATGGCGCATTAGAAGTTGGTAATGAAATTGCCCGTCGGTTCAAAGATATTGGAGTCTAAAATGAGTTTATATGATATGAATGACTTTGTATATAAAGTAAAAGTGTCAAATCCTACACAGGCACAAAAATATTACTGGTTCAAATGGTGTGAAGCACATATTGGCGAGTGGGGTTGGGACATTGATAGTATGGCATTTCTGAAGGAATCAGACGCTATTAAATTCAAAGAACATTTTGAAGTTGAGTGATGGCACATACTATCTTATTCATACGAGACACACAGGGATACACCATTGATCCATTGACGGCTGACATTAGGAAGGCTGCACGAGCAGAAAAATGGGCAGGCATGGCAGGATTCAAGCAGTGGGCTAAAGAAACTTATAATGCTACTCTACGAGCAGGTATGTATGACGATTGGACCAGTATTACATTCAAAACAGAACAAGATATTAACAGATTCAAAAAAGATTTCGGAGTTGAAAAATGACCGTGGAGCAATGGTCGCTTTGCTCCACGAAGCCAAACAGTTGAAGAAGCATTATGGAGTTAAGGGATGCCAAAACGATTCGGTAAAAATTAACTGTTTTTGAAAACCGGAAGTTAATACTTAAGTATACATTTCCTAAATTTGACAATAAATCCCAATTTTGCTATAATAATGACATACAGTAACAAAACGGAGCAAGAAATGACTGTTAAAACTCGCCACCCCGCTTCAATTCGCAATGAACAAGCACAGCGTGAAATTCGTATGTATGGTTGCACTGAAGCCCAAATGCGCGAAGCAGTGGAGGAAAGTTTGACCTTTCGTTTCTCCGGTCCTGCTATGATGGCCGCAAGTCTCATGAGTGATTGTCAGGAAATGCTTGCTAGTGACAATGCAGGTCAATTTGACATTATGATCGCTGAGGATGTACGCCAAGCATTGAATCGTGCTAAATGGATTCTGTTTACATATGTAATGACCGAAAAGAAATAATAATGCAAGCAATAATTAATTTGGTTATCGTTTTGATGCCGGTTTTGGTTACTGGCCTGGCTTTGATTATTATGGGAGAAATTTAAAATGTCTAAACTCCTGGTAGGATTCATTTTGGGATTGGTTGTTGCAAGTGTGGGCTTTGGTGGTATCGCTCGCATTTTAGACCGCGGTGTTTCTGAAATTCAAACTCAAAGTAAGGAATTGGCAAAATGAAAAAGGTTGCTGCAATTATTATGATGTTGGCGTTGACCGCTTGTGGAACCGTTGGTGGTACGCTCAGTGGCGCAGGTCAAGATTTGACCAAAGCCGGCGACTGGATCAAAAGTCGTTGATTTTGGTAAAAAGAATTCAAAATATGGTTGACGTTAATTCCGATTTCAGCTATAATTTGAATATGTTAGCGATGATGCTAACAGGAAATGTAGGCAAGGGTGCTTGCATTATTTTTCAATAAACTTGTTTTTCAATTGGAGTTTTTATGTTTAAAGTCGCTGGTGTTTCTACTCTCAAAGGTGAAGTCAAAGTTCGTTTCGCCAATGATATGACCCGTGTTAAGATCCTGCAAAAAAGCGGGCACACTGATATCAACTTGTTTGAGTTGCCCTCTGCAATGGACAAGCCTGCTGTGGTTTCCTATCTGAAGACCACTGAACTGTATTCAGTTCCTGCAAATCAAGCTGCAATCGATGCCGCTGATGCAAAATACAATGCCGTAAAGACTGTTAAAGTCACCAAGGCCAAAGCCAAACCCAGTCTCGAAGCTATCAAAGCTCGTGCTAAAGACGCGGTTGCTGAATAAGCGCCGACTGGCTCAGCAAAGGCTCTTCGGGGCCTTTTTTTACGAGTGCGGTTGCTGATGCCCAAACAGCTTTACAGTGTATTCAATTGAATAAATATTATATGCTCATTTTAGAAGTTACTGAAAAAGATTTAGACTACATGCGTGGTCATTGTCATGTCATGGCTTTAGCATACAAACTATTACATCCGGACTGGCAATTACGAGCGCACATAGGTTGGGAGGAGGATGTTGAAGATGATAATGCTTACAGGGTTGACCATATTTACGTTGTTGCTCCTAGTGGTGTAGCATATGATTGTCGCGGGAAGTTTAACTCAGAACAAGAATTAGTTGGAGATGACCAAACCGGCGGTGTTGAGACACAATTTGTAGACTACACCTTAAAGGATATACAAGCAGATGTAGCCCGTGGCGAGTTAAAACCGTTTAGTCGCCAAGATGTCCAAAATGCATTGCGGTTTATTCAAAGCCATGTATAATAAATACATAACAATAAAAAAGGAGTAACAACATGAAACATGATGATTGCCCAATTTGCGGTGGTAAACACCCAAAAAGATAAGAACAGCGTATAACTGTTATTAAGAAATGGATTCTGGACGCAAAGGATGAATACATTTATGTATTTTTATGTCTATCAAATTACTAACCTCCTGAATAATAAAATATATGTGGGCAAGCATAAGTCCACATTACCACCTGCAGAAAATGGCTACTACGGTTCAGGTAAGCAAATCAAATCTGCAATAGCAAAGTATGGTATAGAAAACTTCAAGAAAGAAGTTTTGCACTACTGCAACTCAAAGGAAGAAATGGCCGAAAAAGAGTTGAGTATAGTAACAGAGGACTTTGTAAAGCGTAAAGATACCTACAATATGCACAAAGGCGGCAACGGCGGGTGGGACCACTACAATGGTAGTGAACAGCATAGTGAAAATTCTAGGCGTGGCGGACAAAAACGATCCAGACGGGACGATAATCCATTTAAGGATCCAGAGTGGCAAAAGCAATATGATTGGACTCGTTCACCTGAGCATATGAAACTCATGAATGAGCGAGCCAAAGATCCTGATGCTATTGCAAAACGCAAAGAAACTTTTAACAAGCGTAAACACAGCCAGGGAGAGAATAATTCTCAATTTGGCCGAATCTGGATTTCAAATATATTGACTAAAGAAGTGAAACGCATTACAATAAATGACAGTATACCAGATGGGTGGGTCCGAGGTAAGAAAGGGCATACTATTACCAAATGTTGGGTAAATAATGGTATAAAGGAACATTACATCTTGTTAGAAAAAGAACAAGAGTATAAACTTAAAGGGTTTAGTAGTGGTAGGCTTAAACAAAGTATGCCACAAAACAGAATAGTAGTTTAAGGCTTAAATAGAAAGAAGTTCTGGACTCGGCTATCGTATGCCGACATCTCCACCAAATAGATGCTTAAGAGCTAAACACCATAAAATTGGAATGTAAACGGTTCCAATATCTATTTGATGGGGATGAAAGGTTTCGACAGGGCAACAAGTATTGACAAGATCTACTCGGCAATGTAGAAGCCGTTAGGGTTGGGAGAACTCGGCCGAAGAAGCAAATAAAGTAAATGCTAACGCATCTAACGATGAGGTATTTGCCCTAGCGGCGTAATCTCCGGGGCAACTATGCCTTGTAACCAAAAATAGTAATAGGGACTTCGGTCCCTACTTTTTTACCAAAATTGTCAACTAACCCATATCGTACGGCGTTAAATATATATGCTCGATAAACAGTTTATCGAAATAGGAGTCAAAAATGAAAAAGTTTTTTGTAATCTCGCTCTTGACAATTTCTACATTGTCGGCCATGGCCCAAGATGTTGCCACAGTAATAAGCACACAGCCTCGCTATGTTACTGTCCAACAAAGACAGTGTGGTGTGCAGGAAGTAGTTCGTCAAAATGACGGTACTGAAGGCAAAGTAATTGGTGGCCTTGCAGGCGCCGCTCTAGGCAGTACTATTGGCCATAATGGTCGTGATAGACTAGCCGGTGGAGTAGTAGGCGCACTAGTTGGTGGTGCCATTGGTAATGAAGTTAGCAAAGGCCCTGCTCAAGTTGAACAGCGGCAAGTGTGCAGTTACGTTCCGGTCACAGTTCAACAGGGTCGTATTGTAACATTCAGCTATCAGGGAATGACGTTTAGTCAACAATTCCCACAATAAGGAGAAATGAAATGAAAAAAATTATTGCCGCATTGGCTCTAGTAGCTTTAAGCGTACCAGCATTTGCCTGGGGACACGGTGGGTATTACCGTCATGGCTACGGTTGGGGTGGTTGGGTAGCACCTGCCTTAATTGGTGGTGCCATTGGTTATGGAATCACTAGTACTCCAGTCTATGCAGCACCGCCCTTAGTTTATACGCCTCCTCCCGTAGTTTATACGCAACCTGCGGTTACTGCAATCCAACCCAACTGTACAGCTTGGACTGAGATTCGTAATCAGGATGGTTCTATTACTACTACACGGACTTGTCAATAAAATGTTAGCCCGGGTTAAAAATGAAAAGAATGATTCAAATAATAGCAGTTGTCATGATAGTAATAAACATGATGAACCCCTATCTTGCACTTGCTGTACCGAACCAAGATCTGCTCGTTGGGCACATCGCAACCCCACCGAAGACTGTGACAAAAAACGTGCAGGTCCGTGTAAAGGTCCAAAAATTTAAAATTTTTAGATCAAATCCTCACCGGATAACCAAACTCAAACAAGACCTTACCACCGATGTCGAGGACGACAATATTGCCCCACTGTATCACCGTCGGGATTTAGTGAAATTGTCTCAAAAAAAGGTAATATCCGAGGATATTCGTTGGCGGTTATTTTTAGCTCGAACTAGTGCATTAGTTAAGTATCGAATGCTGCACATCCAATAGCCAATTGACTTTAAGCCTAATTTAGTCTATAATTTTTATATAGAGCATAAATAAAAGTATGTAAGTGCTCTAATAGATGCTCTATAATTTATAGAAAGATCAAAATGCTTGAAGTTTTCAAATGTTTAAGTTGTAATAGAGAAAATCCTGTGCGAGGTGCGAATTACACCAACAAATATTGTAACAACTATTGTCAGCAACAACACAGAAAAAAACTATTAAACGAAAAACGTATTCGAGAATGGAAGGCAGGATGTGGTCTGTTTGTATGGAAAGAAGTGCCCGACTATATTAAAGAATATTTAATTCAAGAGCGCGGGCATTGTTGTCAAGTATGCAATATTACTGAGTGGATGGGGCGGCCGGCCCCACTGACAATAACTCAAGTCGATCACAACATTTACAATAATTCTGAGGAAAATTTAGTAGTATTATGCGCTAATTGCTTATCGCAAAAATAATTTCATTTTTAATATAGGAGAAACCCAAATGAAAACAGTAGGAAATAAAATTGAACATTTCGTAGTAACAGGTGTTAAGCCCGGACAGCCAGAAGATGCTTTCTTCAATATCGATGAAAACAGTTTTGAGGGCAAGTGGAAAGTAATCGTTTACTATCCAAAATCTTTTACTTTTGTTTGCCCCACAGAAATTGTTGGGTATGACAAATTATATCAAGATTTTGAGGACAGAGATGCTGTGCTGTTAACTGGTTCAACTGATAATGAGTTCTGTGCTGTAGCATGGCAAAAAGCCCACGCAGATTTGAAGAATATCCGTCACTTTCAGTTTGCGGATACACAACGAGGTGAATTGAGTTTGGTCGAACAATTGGGTGTATTTTATGCTCCTGCCGGTGCTCCTTTACGAGCAACCTTTATTGTTGACCCTGATAATGTTATTCAGCATGTCACCGTCAACAATCTAAATGTAGGCCGTTCACCTGAAGAAACGCTAAGAGTATTAGATAGTTTACAAACGGGAGAGCTGTGTGCCTGCTCAAGAACTATAGGTGGCGAAACTCTATAAGTCCGTAGGACAGACATAATTATACTAAAAGGGACATTTATGTCCGACCGAACACCTTACACTTATTTTGTTTTACACATACCCACCGGTAAAAAATATTACGGGTCGAAATATGGAAAAGGTTCTAACCCTGATACATTTTGGAAACCCGGTGGGTATTTTACTTCATCTATAAAAATTAAGGATTTGTTACAAGAATATGGGGCAGGTTCTTTTAGGGCAGAAGTAAGAAAAGTTTTTGACACGCCGGATCAAGCATTAAACTATGAATATAGATTCCTGAGTAAAGTAGATGCCCTTAATAAAGTTGAGTGGCTCAACGAAAACTTAGGAGGAGAAAAGTTTAGAAATGTAGGCCCAGCAAGTAGTAAAGTGTTAGAATCTCAAAGGAAGAAAAAAACCGCCAGAAGGAAATGCTAAACGATCAGCATCGCTAAAAGGCAGAATCATATCCAACGAGACAAAAAAACGCATGTCAGAATCTCAACTTGCGAGACCAAGAGATGATGAAGAAGCAAGACGAAACAAAATAAGAGCAAAGGCAACGGGCAGAGCACACGATGATATAACAAAATCAAAATTGTCATCTATCGTAAGTCAAACAAGATGGATTAACAATGGTATTGACCAACAAAAGGTTAATGTAGATGAGTTAGATAGTTACATTAAGATGGGTTGGAAGAACGGCAGAATATTACAAGTTATATCATGTCCTCATTGCGGTGCTACCGGAGTTAAACACAATATTGTAAGAAGACACTTTGATAAATGTAAAGGAATAAAATTATGAGTTGGGTAGATCAGATCAAAGAAGCATTACCAGAATACGCAAAAGATATTAAATTGAATTTAGATTCAGCAATTAAAAGAAGCACATTGACCGATGAAGTTGCCAATGCTTGTGCGTTAGCGGCGGCATTTGCTACAGGTAACGGTAAGTTAGTTACATTTATTAGTAGTAATTTTACAGAAGATCAGGCAGTTATACGAGATGCCGCACTTACAGCAGGAAGTATAATGTCAATGACAAATACTTGGTACCCATATGTTGAAATGGCAGATGACGAAAGTCTAAAAGGCTTGCCAGCACAGTTGAGAATGAATGCCATAGCAACAAGCGGTGGAACTACTAAAGAGCGTTTTGAAGCATATAGCCTGGCGGCCAGCATTGTTGGTAAATGCCATTTCTGTGTGAAAGCCCATTATGATGTGCTAAAAAAACACGGATATAGCGTCGAACAACTTCGTGATATTGGGCGTATCGCTTCGGTTATCAATTCGGTTGCAAAAATTCTTAATAGCTAATATAATATTGTTATGCGCTAGAAGCTAAATGGTATAGCAAGAGCTTCTAAAACTCCAGAGAGCAGGTTCGATTCCTGTCTAGCGCACCATTTTCAACTTGAAGGAAGAATGATGTTTCGAGAAATTTTAGCAGGTATCGGGGCCAGTATTGGCGGGACCTTGTTGGCTATTGCTGTAGTGGTCGGTTTGAGTTTTGGTACGTATGAATTATATCATTACTTTGCACCAAAATATCGTGCTGTAGATAATCAGGTCTACCACGAAAGCCCCCAATATAATGAGGGTATGATTCGCGACTTGGAAAATCTACAATTAGAATACATCAAAGCCAACGCAGATCAAAAAGCCGCATTAAAGGACATTATTCTGCATCGTTTTGCAGTCTATGATCAAAATCGATTACCCAGTAACTTGTCCAGCTTTTATAACGAGCTTCGTTCAGGGAGACTATAATGGAAGATAAATGGATCGCTATCTTCATGATCGGAATTGTAATCACAATGTTCAGTCCGTTGCTCATATCATCATATAATGCTAACGAATGCAAAATTGCAGCGATTAATAAAGGTATGAGCACAGACGATATTCTTAAACTCTGTAAAGGTCCAACATGAATAAAATTCTACTTATTGCATTGTCCACTGTAGTTTTGCTGACAGGGTGTAATGATTTGCGTTCTAGTAACCAGATTGAGCGAGAAAATCAAGAGAAAATTTTGAAGACCATGGCTCTGTCAATCGGCATGCCAGCTATCACGAACTTCGCTGAAAAGCGTATGATGAAGGATCTGCTAGAATTACGTGATAAAATGGTTCCTACCTATACCTATCTTGTTGGCACAAACAATCAACTGACTAAAGTATGTGATAGTGTAGGCTATGGGTTGCCTTATGCAACACAATACACTGATCCAAAACTAGCAGATCCCAATGGACTATATGCTCCAGCAAGTGCTGATGGTACTTGGGTGCAATGTTTGAATCCACAGACTAAGAAAGTTCAGCCGGTGTACATCGAACCTCGTATTATTGTTAGCCCATTTGCTCTACAATAAGGATTAGCCAACTTACTTTCTATATGGAACATCTCGATGAATATGATAGCGACCGAACAAGAACTTAAAGAAATGGATCAAGACATGTTTAATATGGAACGAGAACAGATTACAGAAATTTGCCGTGAAGTAATGATGACAGAAGTTAAAGAACGACTGTTTGACTACGAGCTTATTAAAGCAGAACTAGACAGCATTAACAACGGTGAACGAGTAGTCTTACCTAAAAATCCAGAACATGCCAAACTGATGTTGATCATTGCTATGAATTATTTAGGCATTAAGCCAGGAGAAACTATCTCCCTTAATTCCGATAATAAATAATATTATGATGTAGATTAATTACACACAGAAAATTAGGCTCGGGGACCATTTTGCCCCGGGCTTTTCTTTTGACTAAATTTTAAGGAGATAAAAATGTCATAGATTGAATACGCTTGCAAAGATGTGGTCTTCCACTTTAACAAAAAATTCTTAGAAGATCCTTCGATACCAATGTGGGTACTTAAATTCCACGGAGAGACGATATATGTAAATCACGTAACTTGTGAGGTACCGTGGAGCACAAAAGAAACAGGAGAAAATCCGCACACCAAAGGCAGCATCAAAGTCAAGGATGTTTTAGTAACCATTGACCAAGAAAATTCTGCTAAATTATCTCAGCTTACTATATTCGATAAAATACGATTACGTAACCAAAAATTAGGTATACATCGTATTATGTTCAGACCTCAAACAGATATACATACAGGTCTGCAAAAAAACGAAGTTAAACATAGTCCTTTTAAAACTATTAGTGGGCGATGTTCAACAACTTTCGTTGTCTGCGATATTCTTAAAGAAGAAGAAATGACCTTGTTATCTTTGAAGTATGCGGGGCAGTTTAGGATTCTGATGCCGAATGAAGGGTACTATCAAGCCTATGATCAAACTTCGGGAAAATACATCGATGTAGATTATAATGATGATGATACACCATATGAATACAGTTAAATTGGGTAATTTGGTGAAAATGTTTGGTAAAATGCAGAAAACTTTTTATTGCAATAATGTTTACAAGTATATATAATAGTGCAATCAGTATTTTAACTGATTTTTTTATTCAAACAGGAAATCAAAAATGAAGAAAACTTTAATCGCAACCTTGGTTGCATTGGCAACTGCTGCAAGTGCAACTGAAATCGGAGTAACTACTACTCGTGATTATTCTGGTGCTGCAGATCGAACTGGCTACGGAATCACATTAGGCGAAAAATACGGCACGATGGGCGTAACCGCAGGTGTTGAACGATTTGTTCAAGGTTCAAATGATCAAAATCGATATAGCCTTGTGGTTGGTAATGATATTGCTAAATTAGGCCCGGTTACAGTAACCCCTAAAATTGGTGTTGCATATTTGGACAATCAAACTACCAAGGACGGTTATGCCATGACAGTTGGCGCAGGCGCAAGTATGCCAGTAGCAACTAAAGTTACATTAGGACTAGATGTTGCTCGTCAAATTGGGCAAAACAGTGTTAGTCAGTTCAATGGTAATCGCGTTACCGTGGGACTCAAGTACGGTTTCTAATTAGTAATTTTACTATTAAGTAAGGGCTCCTAGGAGCCCTTTTTTAATCTGCGTGTCTAGTAATATAATTGACTCTCATTTTTTTAGGATTAAAATATTCTACAATAATTTGTTTAGCTAGATCTATTTCAAACTCTTTGCAACTGAATATATCAAAGTATGCAGTACCATCTAATTCCATAAAGTGCCCGCAAATATTACTAGTAGTAATCAACTGCATTAAACTGTATCCTTGTTTAGGATCCCCCGGCAACAAATATTCTATTATAGGTTCACCGTGTGCCTGCATACCTATTCTGGGTACCATATCTTTAATAAAATTATATATATTATCTTTACTATCTATTTGTTCACAGCCTGAACAATCTAGCATTAAATGATATCCCCAATATGCAGACATAATATTTCCTTAAAAATACTAAAATATTTATATATCTTGTCTTTTAATTGATCAATACTAAATATTATGAACATAGGAGGCTTAATGTCAATCGTATCACTTTTCAAAGAAAACTTCGATAAAAATGTGTTTAAAACTTTAACAATCGACGAATATTTAGATTTATGTAAACAAGATCCAATGATTTATGCTACTGCGGCGGAGAGAATGGTCTCTGCAATCGGGGAGCCGGAATTAATCGATACTAGTAAAGATTTAAGATTAAGCAGAATATTTTCTAATAGAACATTGCGAATTTATCCAGCTTTCAAGGAATTTTACGGTATGGAAGATGCAGTAGAACGCATTGTTGGTTATTTCAAGCACGCTGCACAGGGATTAGAAGAACGTAAACAGGTACTATACTTATTGGGCCCAGTGGGCGGTGGTAAATCAAGTTTGGCAGAACGCCTTAAGGAACTAATGGAAATTAATCCGATTTATGCCTTGGCTTCAGAGTCGGGGGAAATCAGCCCAGTATTCGAAAGCCCACTGGGGCTTTTTTCTAATCCACAATACTTTGATGTTTTAGAAAATGATTATGGTATTAATAAAAGATATTTAAACACCATATTAAGTCCGTGGGCTATCAAGAGATTAAAAGAATTCGGCGGCGACTTAACCAGATTCAGAGTTGTTCGTTTACAACCTAGTAAATTAGAACAGATTGCTGTTATGAAAACAGAACCGGGTGATGAAAACAATCAAGATATCTCAACTTTAGTAGGTAAAGTAGATATTCGCAAATTAGAAAAATTCAGTCAGAATGATACTGATGCTTATAGTTATAGTGGTGGCCTGTGTCGTTCTAATCAAGGTCTATTAGAGTTCGTTGAAATGTTCAAGGCTCCTATTAAAGTTTTACATCCATTGCTTACCGCCACTCAAGAAGGTAACTATGTTGGTACTGAGGCAATTAGTGCTATACCGTTCCAAGGAATCGTATTAGCCCACAGCAACGAAAGCGAATGGCAGACTTTTAGAAATAACAAAAATAATGAGGCTTTCTTAGATCGTATTTGTGTTATTAAAGTTCCATATTGCTTACGTGTTGACGAAGAAAAGAAAATATATGAAAAGATGATCAGTGGATCTGGTTTAGGTACTGCACCGTGTGCACCACAAACCATTGAAATGTTAGCACAGTTTAGTGTGTTGACAAGATTACGAGATCACGAAAATTCAACTCCATTTAGTAAACTACGTGTATATAATGGTGAGAATATTCGGGAGCAAGATCCCAGAGCTAAAAGTATACAAGAATATAAAGATGTTGCCGGAGTGGATGAAGGAATGGATGGCATTTCTACTCGTTTCGCTTATAAAATCTTAAGCCAAACATTTAATTTTACCCCAGAAGAAATTGCCGCTGATCCTGTACATTTAATGTACGTACTAGAAACAGCCATCAAACGTGAGCAATTGGGTGAAGAACGAGAGGAAAAATATCTAGACTTTATCAAGAGCGAGCTAAGTTCTAGATATGCAGAGTTTTTAGGCAATGAAATACAAAAAGCATATCTAGAAAGTTATAGTGAATACGGACAAAATTTATTTGACCGTTATGTTGAATATGCAGATGCTTGGATTCAGAATCAAGAATTTAAAGATCCAGATACCGGTTTGTTAATGGATCGTAGTTTGTTAAATGACGAACTAGAAAAAATTGAAAAGCCGGCTGGCATTGCGAATCCAAAAGATTTCAGAAATGAGATAGTCAACTTCTGTCTACGTGCAAGAGCTAAGACAGAAAACAAAGGTAAAAATCCAGTTTGGACCAGTTACGCTGTGTTACGCGATGTAATTGAAAAGAAAATGTTTAGTCAAGTTGAAGATTTATTACCAGTCATCAGTTTCGATAGCAAAAAAGATAAAGATCTCGAGAAGAAGCATAACGACTTTATTGCAAGAATGCAGGATAGAGGATATACTTCACGTCAAATACGCCGATTGGTCGATTGGTATATGCGTGTCAGAAAAAGTGCATAAGGATTGACCAATGTCTAATATAATTGATAGACGTTTAAATCCGCGAGACAAGACGATTAAAAATCGTCAAAAGTTTATCCAACGGGCCCGAGATCAAATTAAAGAGTCAGTTAAAGATGCCATCAAGAATGGTAATATTGCTGACATCGAAAAAGATAAAGCACGAGTCAAAGTCAAAGGCATAGACGAACCTCATTTTACGACCGATCATAAAACCGGAGATAAAAAATATGTCATGCCCGGTAATAAAGAACACATAGTAGGAGATAAACAAGCCAAGTCCAACGAACAGGGAGGCCCGGGAGGATCCGAAGGCGGGTTAGGCGAAAGCCAAGATGATTTTGAATTTGTTTTGAGTAAGGATGAATTTTTAGATTTTATATTTGAAGATTTAGAATTACCTAACCTTGTTAAAAAACAAATGAAAGATGTAACTAAGGTGCAAATGAAACGTGCCGGTTATAGCAATCAAGGAAACCCCAGTCAATTAGATATTGTTCGTAGTTTAAAAAATAGTATAGGACGCAGAATCGGCTTATGTAGACCAAAAGATGAAGAAATTGCCGAATTAGAAGAAAAACTATTATCAACCGTCGACGACGATGAAAAAAATAAAATCATCGAACAAATCGAGGAATTAAAAAGAAGACAAGTGGCTATACCTTGGTTAGATCCGTTTGATGTTAGATATAGAAACTTTGTTCCGCAACCGCAACCCATGACTAAAGCAGTAATGTTCTGTATAATGGATGTCAGTGCTAGTATGGGAGAGAAAGAAAAGGATCTTGCCAAAAGATTCTTCTTTCTGCTGCATATGTTTTTATATAGAAAATATCAAAAAGTTGAAGTGGTGTTTATTAGACATCACGAAACAGCTATAGAATGCGACGAACAAGAGTTTTTTCACAGTAAAGAAAGTGGCGGTACTGTTGTTAGTGGCGCGATTGAATTAACTAAAAAAATTATTAACGAACGATACAATTTAAATGAATGGAACATCTATGTAGCTCAAGCTAGCGACGGCGATAACTACGGAGATGACTATCAACCTTGCAACGAAGCAATGATAAGTTTATTGCCACTGGTGCAATATTTTGCATATGTAGAATTAAGGGATAGTAACTATTACGACGGTTCTTTAAGACGGTCCGATATTTGGAAATTATATGAGCATTTAATAGAAATGTTTCCGACCTTACAAATTAAAAAAGCATTCAGACCAGCCGACATTTGGCCTGTATTTAAAGAATTATTTGCCAAAGAAAGTACAAAACAATGAGCAAAAAAACGTTACTGTATACAGATAATTCATGGTCTTTTGAAAAGTTAAAAAAAGTAGAAGATGCTATTGCAAAAATTGCATTTGACGAATTAAAGTTGGATGTATACCCCAATCAAATTGAAATCATAGGTAGCGATCAGATGTTGGATGCATATAGTAGTCATGGACTTCCGTTAATGTATAATCACTGGAGTTTTGGCAAACATTTCTTACAACAAGAAAATAGTTATAGAAAAGGACATATGGGACTAGCATATGAAATAGTTATTAATTCAAGTCCTTGTATTAGCTATCTGATGGAAGAAAACAGCATGACCATGCAAACCTTGGTAATTGCTCACGCTGCATACGGTCATAATCACTTCTTTAAGAATAATTATTTGTTCCGTCAATGGACAGATGCCGAAGGCATATTAGATTACTTACAGTTTGCTAAAAATTATATCGCAAAATGTGAAGAAAAATATGGGGGCAAGGCTGTTGAAGAAACCTTAGACGCTTGCCACTCTATCAGCGATTATGGAATAGATAAGTATACCAGACCAACAAAGCCAAGTAAAAAAAGAGAACTAGAACAACAAAAAGAGAGAGAATTATATGTTCAACAACAGGCTAATGTACTTTGGTCAACACTACCATCTCAAACCGTTAACATATTAGACAAGGGGAACGATACCGATGTATTTCCCAAAGAACCGCAAGATAATATTCTATATTTTATTGAAAAACACAGCCCAGTATTAGAAGGGTGGCAACGTGAAGTAGTACGTATAGTACGAAAAATTAATCAGTATTTTTACCCTCAACGTCAAACTAAATTAATGAATGAGGGTTGGGCTAGTTTTACTCACTACTATATTATGAATCGTTTATGGGAAAAAGGACAAATCAGTGACGGCAATTATTTAGAATTCATTCATAGTCACAGCGGAGTATTGGCTCAGCAAAGTTATAAGAGCAAATACTATAATGGATTTAATCCTTATGCATTGGGGTTTGCTATATTCAGCGACATCAGAAGAATATGTACCTCGCCAACAGACGAAGATCGGGAATATTTCCCACATCTTGTCAATGAACCGTGGTTGGATGTTTGTTTGGATGCAGTCAGAAATTTCCGTGACGAAAGTTTTATCTTGCAGTTTTTGAGTCCTAAGATTATTCGCGAGTGGGGGTTATTCGAAATTACTAATAACGAAAGTGATAACTTTGTTAGCGTGTCAAGCATTCAAAACAAAACAGGATACGATAGTATTCGAAAAACGTTAAGCAATCAGTACAGTACATCAAATTATACTCCCGATATACAGATCGTTAATGCCAATCTCACAGGCAGTAGGGAATTAGAATTAGTTTATACTCCTTATAACAAAACCAAACTCAGCGATAAAAATAAATCAAAAGTACTAAGTCACATCGAGTATTTGTGGGGATATACAGTAACCTTGGATGAATCGGCTGCGGAAACTCAATCTGTTTTCATGTTCTAAGCATCTTCGGGCTACTAAATATTCTAATTATGAAAAAACCCATAAAACATCTAGTAATGAACGGTTGTAGTTATGTCAATGATTATGCCAAAGGTGGCGGACATGATGATTTATCTCGCAGATTAGGTATTCCTACCGCAACATCTCTTGCACAAGCAGGATGTAACAACTCTAGAATTATTAGAACTACACTAAAATATAGTTACACATTGCACGAGCCTACTTTTTATGTAATCGGGGTAACTTTTATAAATCGTAGAGAAGTTGCAATCTTAGAGTATGATGATGCCGATTTTTCATTTGAAGGTAAATGGACTAATCCGATTACGCAGAATCAACTTGACATTAAAAATAAATGGAAAAAACTATGGTCAGACCGTGATACTAAACGTTTATTAGATCTCACTGAAAAAGAAGATTATGCAAATACAAAAGCACGAGTTGAAGATTTGATGTATAGCTTATTGTCAATGATCGATAGCCTGCAGCATAGAGGTCATAAAGTGTTGATTTTTAATCAAGCAGATACTCAGATGTTGCCTGTGCTAGCACATCCGACATTGTCTATGTTAAAGTCAACGGCTTGTATAATCGATGGTTTAAATTGGCGTGCAGTAAAGTATCAAGATGATTTAGGAGTACCAAGCAACCCGGAGGATGAAAAGTATGGGATTAGTCCTTGGTTTAGACATCGCCAACCGGGGCATCATACAGTCTTAAATGACTATTTAGAAAATTACATTAAAACCAACTCAATAATCTAAATGTAGTACTAAAGTATTAGATTTAAAATTGGTTGCAAATAATGCATTTTTCTGCTACAATATGGTATTGTCACAATAAATCCGTGAAATGAAATTCTATCAAGATACCACCGACTACAATGGAATTAAGTCCGGCATTTACTTGTTGGACAATAGCAAGAGTTTGATGTATGCATATATTGCACCGAAATCAACTACCGTTAAAGAATTCAAAAAACCGATTCGAATTGATTCTCGGGGCAGGACATTTGAAGAAGTAAAAAATACATTTAAATTTACTATCAAAAAAGAAGAAAATAGGGTAGTGAAAGAGGTAATAGGCAGTAAAGGAAATAAATATATTATAGAAGAATCCGAAAACGGATTAATCTGCGGCTGTCCTGGCTTCAAATTTCGAGGAAAATGTAAACACATTTAATCCTGCCGGCAGGTATAAATACACATAATATTTAAAGGACCAGTAAAATGGCAATTACAGTTACATATAACAACACACCAATAATTAATCCAAATCAGACCATTGATGAATTCTTGGCTGCATTTGATAATGCATATTTGAATGCACATTTTCCAGATACTGCAGGAAAAACAGCTGCAGATGTTTGGGCCGAAGTTACTACTGAACTAAACAGTATTCGCGCATCACACGGTATGGTTGAAGTTAGTACCAGCGATACCCAAGTAGTTCAAACATATCCTTCTCAAGCAGATAAAGATGCTGCCGAGACTGCTGTACAAACATTTGTTAACGGGCTTCCAAAATCAGAATCCGGTGTACAGGCAAAAAATAAAGACGGTACATTGGCGTATACCGGAACTCCACAAAATAAAACTCCGGTGATAATTACTACATCTGCATACCAATATATTAATGAACTGTATTTCAACACAGTCAAAAAAGCCGTTGAATCTATCAATTAATTTTATTTGACATTAATTCAAAATTAACATATAATAGCACTATTACTAACCTAATGGTGCTTTTTTATGTCATTTGATCCCCCACATAGCGTAATCTGCGATCTCGAAAACCATCCTAGCCGGTTGAATAAAGAAGCAATTATTCAGGCCCAAGCAGAGTGGGGCAATAATGTATTTTTTGAAGGATGTAAACTTGCATTAGATCCGATGATTACATTTGGTCTAAAACAAATTCCAGAAAAAACTGACTCAGACGGTTCGGGATTAACCTGGGATAATTTTACATTAGCCATCACTGGATTTATTAGTCGGAAGGTCACCGGCAATGCCGCCAGAGATATGGTTGTATCACTGATGCAGGCCGCTACTCAGAAAGAATGGAATGGGTGGTATCGCCGTATTTTAATCAAAGATCTTCGATGTGGGGCCAGCGAAAAAACCATCAATAAAGTTGTAGAAAAGAAATGGCCCGAATATGCAATTCCTATTTTTAGTTGCCAGCTTGCTCATGATAGTGCTAATCATGAATCCAAAGTTACTGGACAAAAACTTATCGAAGTCAAACTCGACGGCGTTCGTGTTATTACTGTCGTGTATCCTGATGGTCGTGTTGACCAATTCAGCCGCAATGGTAAGGAGCTGGTAAACTTTCCGCACATTAAAGAGCAGTTTGCAAAGACAGTCACAGGCATTACTGAACCAGTAGTTTTTGATGGCGAAATCATGAGTTCTAGCTTTCAAGATCTGATGAAACAAGTGCATCGCAAAAGCAATGTTGAGGCCAGCGACAGCGTATTGCACTTGTTTGATTTCTTGACTCTTGATGCATTTAATAAAGGTCGATGGGACCGCAAGCAAATTGATCGCTCGGCAAAGTTGCTGGCGTGGAAAGAGTTGTGGGCAGAAGAAACACCAAATATTGAAATCGTTGCTCAAGAATTAGTTGACCTTGATACCATTCAGGGCCAAGAACGATTTAAAATGATCAATACACAAGCTATTGCAGGCGGATACGAAGGCATTATGATTAAAGAAATTAATGCACCGTACGAGTGTAAACGTAGCGTCGCCTGGCTTAAGCTCAAGCCATTCATTGAAGTCAGCTTGACAGTTATCGCAGTCGAAGAAGGTACAGGGCGTAATGTGGGTAAAATGGGTGCATTGGTATGCGAAGGAGTAGATGATGGTAAAAAGATTGTGGTCAATGTGGGTAGCGGATTTAGTGATGGCGATCGCGACGCATTTTGGTTGGACAAAAGTAATGTCGTGGGTCAGGTCGTGGAAATCCGAGCAGATGCGGCAACTAGGAGCCAAGATAGTCAAGACATATACAGCCTCCGGTTTCCCCGATTTATTCGATTCAGAGGTTTTGCAAAAGGCGAAAAAATTTAATATGGATAAAACTGCAATTAAACAAATAATATATGGCGGCCTCGAAGAGCTATTAAGTAATAATCGTTTTTACTATCATAGTCAGCTGGGCGAACCATATAGCCATTTCACCGATGAAGGTAGGGCGGCAATTTTGGCGTTTTTAGAAGCAATGGCTTTTCAAATTCGTAAAGCAGAAGAAGAAGATCTTGACCGAAGAGCTAAAGAACAGGTATTACAGGCACTAAAAAATTAATAAATTTCATTCTTACAGATTAAATTATGAACAAACGACTACTACATTTATTCAATAAAGCTGGCTTTCATCAACCAGAAATGGAACGATTGGGCATTGAACACAAATTCGAAAAATTCGCCGAGTTGATCGTTCGTGAATGTGTTGATGTTGCCATTGAACAAAAGAAATGGGTAGAGGATATGAAAGTATTCAATCCAGGTGATGTAGAATGGAACCAAGCAAGAATACAACAAAGTCAACATATTATAGACAAGATTAAACAACATTTCGGAGTTAAAAAATGAAATACGAACATATTGGTTGGTGCAAAGAAGGCAACTCTGATAAAGTGTGGGGTATTATTTGCTTAGATTATGGAAACAAACCTTATGATCCAAATAAAGGAGGCATCGCCAACTACAACTCAGTGACAGGTGGTTATTATCTGGATGAAGGAACGTTTGTAACATTCTGGGGTCGCCGAGGCAAAAAACTTCAAACTAAGATTTGGGAAGGTTCCAATTGGGATGCTAAAGAAATGTTTCTCAAGAAACAAGATAAAGGTTACCGGTCAGTTGAGTTTGATGAACTGAACAAAGTCTATCCTGAGTTTCAAAGTGACTTGGAAAAGACTGCCTTCTGGGCTACACTTAAGGTTTAACACTATGAACGAACGAATTAAAGAACTTGCTGAACAGGCTGGATACAATATCAAAGAACTTGACACCCAAGAACAATTGGTTGCTGAAAAGTTCGCCGAGTTGCTGATTAAAGAATGTACCAAAGTTTTAGAAATAAAAGGTGCCGAAACTGGCCAGGAGCCTTATTACTATGGTGCTAGTTTGATCGAGGAACATTTCGGAGTTGAAGAATGAAAGATATTGAGATTGAATGGTACTGTGATGGGTGGGCAGTTAAAGTAGATGACAAACGGTTTCGTTGGGACCATAATGATGAAGATATGGGCACTGAAGGTATCAAAG